TCGGATCTAGATTCCTATAAACAAATTCCAAAAGCAAAAAGAGAAAAACGCATCTCCGATTATGATGAGGTGTTTGAAGATGACGATGGATACCCAGATTGAGGAATCAAATGACAGTAAAACTTATTTCGGTAACTCCCGATGCAGAACAAACAATGGCGTTTATTGCACGAGTTAGCAATCCTGCTAATCAAGAGAACGAAAACTATGCCAAGTTGCTTGCTTATTGTATTAAGCATAATCATTGGTCTGTGTTTGAGCAGAGTTCTATGACACTTGAGATTGAAACTACCCGTGGAATTGCAGCACAAATTCTGCGCCACCGTAGTTTCACATTTCAAGAGTTTTCGCAAAGGTATGCAGATTCTTCTTTGTTGGGCGATATTCCTGTACCAGAACTTCGTCGTCAAGATACCAAGAATCGTCAGAATTCTATTGATGATATAGATCCTTTTACAGTTAAAAAATATCAAATTTTAATGCAAGATCATTTTAAAAAATCAATGGATTTGTATCAAAAAATGATCAATGATGGGATTGCAAAGGAGTGTGCTCGCTTTGTACTGCCTTTAGCGACGCCCACAAGGATCTATATGACGGGTTCTTGCCGTAGTTGGATTCATTATATCAATCTTCGTTCTGCAAATGGTACTCAGAAAGAACATATGGATATTGCTCTGGAATGTAAAAAGGTATTTACCGAACAATTTCCTTCTGTTTCACAAGCTTTAGAATGGTAAAATGATCTTAAATATATTTTCTCCTTTTTATTACAAAGGAAAAGTAAAAGATCATGATAAAATGAGAGAAACTTTAGTTCCTCATATTGAGTCAAATTACAATAAAAATCCAAACAATCAACCTCCATCTTGGTCTTGTAAAGTACATACAAGTTATCTAAACACAGATCAAAATCTTGAAGATATAAAAACTGCATATAATGAAAATATAATAGAGTTCCTTAAAGAAATACATTTTCCATACTGCAGAATAGATATTAAAAGTGCTTGGTATAATGTATATAAAAAAGGTCAGTGGCAAGAAATTCATAATCACTATGGAGGAACTGATGGTACATACTTTTCAGCGGTTCATTTTTTAAAATATGATGCAAAAACTCATACATCATTAGTTTTTAATAATACAAATTCTACTCTTTTGCAACCATTTAAATTGGGGAGAGATTCTTCAGTAGATTATTGGAATATTAAACATCAGGTAGAAGTTACTGAAGGAGATATCATTATTTTTCCATCAACACTAGATCATTTCGTTCTTCCCCAAGAATCTGATGAACTTAGGATTACGGTTTCCTTCAATATAATTGCAATTTCAGAGAATTCTTTTTCTCATATATAACTTGCCCCCATAGGAGGTAAAATGTATTATCAAACAAAAGCAGTATCCAAAGACCAGGCTTGGACTACGTGTACAATTCTTGATGTAACCCCAGAGAATTATATTGTAGAGTATCACGAAAACGGACAATTCTTAACAAAAGAAATTAAACCAGAAGAATTACAAGCATTAGATTATGCTGGACTTGAAATAAGTCAATAAATAAATCATATTGAAATTTATTACAAATGGCGACGTATCCTGTTATTAACAAATCTACTGGTGAACAGAAAGAAGTGGAAATGAGTATCCACGCATGGGACCAGTGGAAGAAAGATAATCCTGACTGGGACAGGGATTGGAGCGATCCATCCACCTGTCCTAGTGCAGGAGAGATTGGCGAGTGGAAAGACAAACTGATTTCCAGAAATCCAGGATGGAATGATGTTCTCCACAAAGCTTCTAAAATGCCTGGCTCTACCGTAAAGAAAATCTAGTATGCCCAGATCAAGAAAGACCACAAACGGCCACATTGGAATTGGTATGAGCGCAAAACAAATGCGTCGTAAAAAACCAATCAACTCCGATTTAATGGTGGATATTACACCATTGACGGACAATCAAAAGATATTTTTTGATGAGTATAAAAAAGGCAAGAATATTTTTGCCTATGGAGCTGCGGGTACAGGTAAAACATTCGTTGGTCTCTATCTTGCACTTAGAGATGTTCTGGATGATAGAACTCCTTATGAAAAAGTGTACATCGTTCGTTCATTAGTTGCAACGAGAGAGATTGGTTTTCTTCCTGGGGATCACGAAGATAAATCCTCACTTTATCAAATACCTTACAAAAACATGTGTAAATACATGTTCGAGTTGCCTTCAGATGCTGATTTTGAAATGCTCTATGGTAATCTAAAAGCCCAAGAGACAATTTCATTCTGGTCAACTAGTTTTATTCGTGGTACTACCCTTGATAATGCAATTGTGTTAGTTGATGAAATGCAAAACTTGAACTTTCACGAATTAGATAGTATAATTACACGTATTGGTGAAAATAGTAAGATTCTTTTCTGTGGTGATGCTACTCAATCGGATCTTGTTAAAACCCACGAAAAAAATGGGATTCTTGATTTTATGAAAATTATTCGTGCAATGGAATATGATTTTTCCACTGTAGAGTTTGGAGTTGATGATATTGTTCGTTCTGGACTTGTCAAAAACTATATTGTTACTAAATTGGCTTTAGGTATGTAATGTTTATTCATCTAGATTATTTGAAAGAAGAAGTTGATTTGCAAGCAGAAATGATTGAGGGTACGAGATTTTATCGTACCCCAGCTGGTAAACTGTATCCTTCTATTACCTCTGTTACCAGTTTCTATGGTAGAGAAAAATTCATTGAGTGGCGTAAGAAAGTTGGTGAGGAAGAAGCCAATAAGATTACTAAGGTTGCAACAGATCGTGGAACCAAGTTTCATGATATTGTTGAGAAGTATTTGTTGAATGAAGACATTGACAAATACAATCCACTTCCTGTAACAAAATTTCTTTTTCTTGCAGCAAAGCCTTATCTAGATCGTATAAATAATATACATGCTTTGGAAAAGTCACTTTATAGTGACTACTTGGGACTTGCGGGCAGAGTTGATTGCATCGCCGAGTACGAGGGAGAGCTCGCAGTTATTGACTTTAAAACTTCAAAGAAAATAAAACCTGAAGAATGGATTGAAAATTATTTTGTCCAGGAAACAGCATATGCTTGCATGTATTATGAAATGACTGGTATTCCAGTCCAAAAATTGATTACAATTATGGTCGCTGATAATGGAGAATGCTTCGTCTATGAAAAACGCAACAAAGGTTACTATATTAAACTTCTTACCAAATACATTAGAGAATTTGTCACACACAAAACAGAAGCCTATGCAGAACAGTGCTGAGGATGTAAATTCACTTATCAAAGAAAAGTTTCTTTGTCAGTCAAAGTTTGCTCAGGACATTGAATGTCTTGTGGCTACTTCTAAAATTAATTATATCGAAGCCAGTGTCACATATTGTGAAGAAAATGGCATTGAGTTTGAATCTGTGTCTAAACTAATTTCAAAACCATTAAAAGAAAAAATTAGATGTGAGGCAACTCAACTCAACTTTCTTAAAAAAACAAGTCGTGCTAAATTAATGTTCTGATGACGCCAATCGAGGTATATAAAACATACCTGGCATTCAAGAATCATTTCACCAAACCAAACTACGATTACTTCCAATATTGTGGAAAGTCAAGAGCTTCAAAAGAATCGTTCAACAAAAGAAAAGATCGTTACTTTTTTGAACGCATGTCTCGTCAGAAATCTGATGACGAGATCCGTCAGTATTTCTTGGCTAATTTTGTAGAATGTGATGATCCTGCAAAACTTTGGATCGGTGAAATTATTGAGTCAGGTGAAAAGAATTATTCAAACTGGTTGAAAAGATCACAAAGCCTCTTTTATCTCTTCAAAACAGAGGCTGAAGTGTTTCTTCACAAGGATTCGTTTGACTCATTGTTTGAAGTCAAAGGATCATCCCACCCAGAAATTCTCAAAAAGTATTTACAAAACGCCATATCCATAGAGACCTTCGTTATCATGGATATGATTTTAAGTTTCTCTAAAAAGTTTGATAAGAAACTTATGGATCCAGTGTGGGAATCCGTCAGTTTGCGTATAAAAAAATACAAGTCCTTCCTAAATATTGATAAGGAAAAGTACACACAGACACTAAAGGAGATCGTATTGTGAGTGGATTTTTTCAATCCGAGATTGTAAGAGAAGCCATCAAAGAGATGGAAGAATTACAACAACAAATTATTCAAGATACCTTCAGAGCCCCAATTATGGGAAAGGAAGAAAAGAAGGAACATGTAGAACTCATGAGAACTTTTCTAGAGAAACAGAAGAACCTTTACTTCCGTCTCTCTTTATCTGATGACCCAGAAGCACTTGAAATGAAAGAAAGAATTCAAGATGCTGCAAAGTTCCTGGGATTTGATGGAAACAACGTTAACGAACTATTTACAGAGATGGAAAACACTCTGTCCCGTCTAGATAAAATTGCAGAGATGGATTAAAATGTCTTACCACTACAAGATCACCTCCTCATATTGTTATCACAATGGTGAGATTGTAGATATGTATTTCATCAATGGAATTCCTTTTACTTTTGATGATCTTCCTTTGATTATGCAAGAAGATCCTTACATACAGGTAGAGGCAGAAAATAATTACGAATATACTTCTGAAGACATGTATAGGTGGTCTAATTATTTGATTGATGAAATGTGTCACCCATTGTTATTTGAATTACAGATAGAAAATCCCGAAGAACTTCCTAAGGACTAATGTACTTTTTTGAATGTGATGATGAATGGAACACAATTCATTCTGAGGATCTTTGGGTTTATGATACCTTATTTGTGAGTC